TATTTGATTGTTATCCTAAAATATTATCTCCACTTGATTATTCAGGTGAAACAAATGAAGTACAAACTTTCAATGTAACCTTAAGTTACAGATATTGGATTAATTATTTCATAGACAGAAGTGGTAATATTGAATTAGGTGAATCAGATTTTAGAGATCCAACTGTAAAAAGTAAATATGGTGCTTTTGGAAGTTTCTTAAATAAACTACCTCCTGAATTAAGAAGAGCAGGTAGAGATGTATTGGAGAATTTAAAACGAAGAATCCCAATTGGTGGAATTACAGGTGGAAGAGCCTTTCCTCCTTTTGGAAATTTCCCTCCATTAAATATTTAATATATAATTGTAAAAAAGGAGTAAATTATGTTACCTAAAGTTGAAGTTCCAACCTACGAGATAACTTTACCATCTACCGATCAAAAAATTAAGTTTAGACCTTTTTTGGTTAAGGAAGAAAAGTTATTGTTGATAGCGATGGAATCAAAAGACGAAAAGATGATGGTTAATACTATCAAAGACATTGTGAGTGCTTGTACTTTCAATGCAGTAAATGCTAGTGTGTTACCACTGTTTGATATTGAATATATTTTTTTAAATATCAGAGCAAAATCAATTGGTGAAATAGCAAAATTTAAAGTTATCTGTCCAGATGACAATAAAACATATGTTGATGTAGAAATTGACTTGACAAAAGTTGACGTACACGTTGATGATGACCACACAAATAAAATTGTTTTAGATGAAAAAAGACAATTAGGAATGGTACTAACTTATCCAACGCTAGATACAGCTAAAGTGGGTGAAAATATAGAAAATGCGCAAGTTGACACAGTATTTAAAATACTAATTAACAGCATAGATCATATTTTCGATGGCGAAAAAGTATATTCAGCGAAAGATAGTACAAAAGATGAATTAAGAGAGTTCATTGAAAGTTTACCACAAGAATCATTTATTAAACTTAAAAAGTTCTTTGATGGTATGCCTAAACTAAAACACGTTGTTGAAGTAACAAATCCTAATACAAATGTCAAAAGTAAAGTGACATTTCAAGGATTACAAGATTTTTTCGAATAAGCCTTACCCATAATAGCCTAGAGGCCTATTACGAAACCAATTTTGCGTTGATTCAACATCATAAATATTCATTATTTGAGATTGAACAAATGATACCTTGGGAGAGGGACATTTATGTGAGTATGTTAGTAAATCATATAAAAGAAGAAAACGAGAGAAGAATAAGAGAGGAAATCAAGTAATGGAAGACAAAGTAACAAAAAAAGTTAATGTGGAATTAGAAGTTGACACGTCAGTTAAAGATTTAGGTCCTAATCCATATGCTAAATTAATACATCTAGCTAGAGCTGTTGACAGCTGGAGAATATTTCCAAGAGTATTCATATCAACATACATCTATTTACTATACAAAGTAGTAATCTGGTATATGAATATACCAAGTCCTACTATGGAACAAAGTGGGTTAGTATCAATCGTTGTTGGTGCTGGAGCAGCATGGTTTGGTTTATATACAGGTAGTAGAGCAAAATCGGACAATAAAAAATAATTATGGCTGAAGAATTTACAGTAGAACAACAACAAATGGAAGAACAAAAACAAAGCTTCCTTAAACAGTTAACTGAATCGTTCACTCAAAAAATAGATGAAACTGATTTAAAAAAATCATTAGAATCTATATCTGAATCTATACAAGCAGTTACAAGTAAATCTGTAAGTTCTGTTGTTCAAGCAGCAATACCAGATATATCCAGAGAATTACAACAAATATCAGAAGTCTTTGTCAAAGGTACAGATAGAGATTATGAAAGTGCATTAGATAGATTAGAAACAATAGTAAAACAAACTGGTGTAAATCTATATGACTTTAGCGATAAACTTGGTAAGAATTTTGATAAACTTGCTAAAGTGTATGAACAGCGTAAAGAAAGAATAAAAGAATTAGAAGCTGAAAAAGAGATATTAAAAGAAAAAAACATCTATGCTACAATAGTTGATAATCAACAAACAAAAGAAAAAGAGTTAAGAGTATTAACAACAAGGGAGCAAAGAGATGAAATTAGAAATATCGAAAGAGATGAAAAACAATTATTACAAGAAACAAAATTATTTGAAAAAGAAAAGAATAATCTACTAAAACAAGAAACGTTATCAAAAGAGCAAAGTGATACTTTAATCAAAAGAGAACAACAGTTAAAAGTTGAAAAACAAAATATAGAACAAAGAAAACAAAGTATTAACTATGAACAACAAAGACCTCGAGGAATTAGAGGTGCGTTACAAGGCGCAGGTGAATTTATTAGAGGTGAAAGAGGAAGTGATATAACAAGAGCAGCAACAGGTACGTTATACGAAACTCTTACATCACCTATAACAGCATTCAAAGAATTAGGAAATCAAGTTAAAGGTATTGGTGGTTTATTCAAAGACTTTGGTAGAGGTATAATGAGTGTTGCCAAACTATTTACAGGACTTGCTAGAGCGATGGCGCCATTCTTAATTCCTATCGCATTATTAACATTAGGTATGTATGCGTTATACAAAGGTGTAACAAAACTTGCTGGTTTTTTAGGATTTGGTCCTGAAGCGGAAGCGAGAGAAGAAAGAGATAAATTAGAAGGTAAGGGAAAATATCAATCTTTAGATGAGGGATTTAATGATGCTATTGACCAACAATTTAACTTTAACACAGGTCAACAAGAAAAGATAATACCTCAAAGTTCAAATGAAGATGCTGGATTAAGCAATAAAGGTAATTTTAATATAGGTCCTAGAAATAATACAGCGGCAATGTCACCTATTAATTTAGATGCATTAAGTAGAGATTTTGAATTTAATAGATCAGCACCTAAATCAAATATAGTAACCAATATCGCACCATCAACAACAGTGGCGAGTAAAACATCAGAAACTGTTTTATCTTCTTCGCCTTTAAATTTTGATCCTACATTCTTAAATCTAAATCAAAAATCATATTAAAAAAAAGGCGGCCTTTCAGCCGCCTTTCCAAAAGTAAGTAGAGAGAGATAAGATTACTCGTCTTCTGCTAATTTACTAAAATAAGACATTGAATCGTCATCAATATCATCAATAGCAGACTCAGAGCCATTACTTTTTACCGAACCATTGGATTTGTTATTAGGGAGGTCTACATTTTCCACTGATTCAGTTTTTCTAGTACCTGCAATAACCCTATTCAGTTTCTCTTTGAGTTCATCATAGGTTTTAAAATTGTCAGGTGCCAAGAAAGGTTTTAGAGGATGCTGTTTTGACCAGATTTCTTTTATCTTGTCATCACTATCAGCAACTTCGCTTACAGCCTCAAATTCAGATTTATCATAATTCCAATAACCATCAACTTTTCTAATCTTCAATTTGAAGTTAGCGCCTTTCCAAAAGTCAAATGGATTTACTGGACTTTCATCTTCAAACGCTGGTGTCATTTTTTCAGCAATCTTATCAAATATCTTTTTACCAAATTTGTATAAGAAAACTTTACCCTCGTTCTCTGGATGCTTAGGATCTGATACAATTAAAATGTTTGCATAGTAAGATAATTTTCTTTTTCTCTTTCTAGCAATCTCTTTATCACTATCAACACCTGTATTCCACAATCTAGTGTTTTCTTCACTTACAGGGTCTTTTTGATTTAAAGTTGTTAATGAGTTTTCAATGTACCAACCACCAGGTCCTTGGAATGCGTGTGACCATACTCTTTGCCAAGGTAAGTCTTCGCCAGTTACTGCTGGTAAAAATCTAATAACAGCATAACCGTTACCAGTTTTATCTAACTCTGGTTTCCAAAATCTGTCGTCTGTGTATTTGTCTTTTGATTTGTCTTGCGTTTCGAATTTACTTTCTAACGCTTTTGTAAGTTTGTCAAAGTTCGAGTGACTTGACTTTAATGAATCTAAATCCATATTTTTCTCCTTATATTGTTGTATTCGTTGTATTTGTGTTACCTATATTATTCGGTATCATTTTTATTTATACGACTTTTCCACTCATTATAGCCTTTTAACCAACTTTTTTGTGGTGTCGTCTTAATTCTACTTTTGATTGACTCACAAATAGAAACTATTTTATCACATAATCTGTATATAAAATTATCAAACATAATTACCTCTTATATGTACCTGGTGGGATTTATTGGTTTACCCACAAGCTTTCCAGAAGCGTCCAATCTAATTTTAGATGGTCTGTACTCACAGCAAAATAGTGTGTCTTCAG